TGATTTTTCATCATATTTTTAACAGCAAGGTCTTCTAGACAAATCACTTGGTTATCGTTGATGAGTGTTGTAGACACCTGATGCAGATAGTTTGTTCTTTGATTTACTGCTTTTTGATGTTGCGTTGCTAATTTGATTCTTTGCTTGTTTCTTGAGTTACTACCTTTCTTTTTCTTTGAGAGCTGTCGTTGTTCATACCTAATCTTTTTTAGAGCTTTTCTCAGAAAACGTTCGTTTTTGATCTCTGTTCCATTTGAATCAACTAATAGCGACTTGATACCTAGATCAATACCAATGATTTCGCCTGTTGACTCTTTTTGTTTAATTTCAAATTCACCTTGAATAGAAGCAAAATAATTTCCAGAAGCATTTTTGGAAATTGTAACCGAATTGATTTTCTTTAGCTCGCCAGAGTATTTGCCTTTAAACTTAAATGGTGTTTTAAACTTTGGAATTTTTAGTGTTTTCGCTTCCCAATTAACCTCAGCAAATTGTGGCACCTTAAATGACTGCTTTGAATCGTGTTTAGATTTGAATTTAGGAAACTTAGATAATTTACGAAAGAATCGGTCGTATGCTCCATCTAAATCTTTAAGTGCAGCTTGAATAGATTGTGAATTTACTTCTTTTAACCATTCAAATTCTGGATCTTTTTTCATCTGTGTGACTAATGCAGAACAACCATTATAACCAAGAGTTTTTGAATTTTCTAAGTATTCTTTTTGTCTAATTTCGAGGAACTTGTTGAAAATGAATCTACGGACACCAAAGTGCTTAGCCAAGAGTTCTTTGTCAGACTCTCTTGGATAAATTTGAACTTTGACTGCCTTTTGAACTAACATTTTACAGAATTCCTTGTTTGTTGTATTAATATTATTTATACAAGCTCTTGCTAAAATATAAAGAAAATGACAAATTATTTTGTAACAAATTGTAACAGAGATTATCAAACAAGGAATCATTCTGGAATTCTTCACAGTCAACCATCTAGACCTAATCCAAGGTTCGTTTCAACCATGAAAAATTTTCTTGATCATAAATACATCATGACTAACAACAATAACTGCTGTCATGATTTATTCCAATATAAGATCCACTATAAAAACAGGCGACTTGATTGCTTTCAGTGGAGGCAATTTTTCAACAGTATATGAACTAAAAGTATCTCTAGTTAGAGCTTTTACTCGCTCAGAATTTTCCCATATTGGGGTTGCTTGGGTGACTGAAGGAAGAGTGTTCCTTCTTGATGCAGTCATTCCTAAAATACGTATTTTCCCCTTATCCCTAGACTTGCCTGGGTATTTGATCAGAATGCCTAATCAGCTTAGTAAAGACGCTACTGAGTATGCATTATCTTTGATAGGTCAACCATACTCAAATCTTGAAGCCATTAAAGCATTTTTGAATAATGTCAAAAACGGTGAAAATGGCGTATGGGAATGTGCTGAATATGTAGCCAATGTTTGGGGTAAAGATATTCCAGAGTTCAATAATATTCAAGCAACACCTACAACTGTAGTCCAATATTGTCTGCAGAAGTTAGATTGCAAATTGGAGTATATTGACCGTGGATAAGTTTATAGACTTCATTGCACAATCCATGGTCTTAAACAACTTAATATTGGTTGTTTTTCTTGTTGGATTTGCTTTCTTATTCATGAAAGAATCTAACAACCCAAATAGCAAAATCCAATGGTCCGATTTGATTACGGATCCTAAGACCAAATCAGTATCTTTATCTAAATTTGGTCAATTTTTTGGGTTAGCCATGGGATCTTGGATCATTGTATATCTTGCTCAAGTACCTGCAGCATATGCTATGTACCCTATGATCTTTACTGCATATTTGGCATTTATTGGTGGTTCCTGGTCTTGGAACAGATATTTGAAATCAAAAGAAAAGGATGAAGAATGAGCTGTAATGAAGTAGGAAATATTTCCTTACCAAACGGTGATGAACTTTCATATGATGCATTACCTGTTACTAGTTTTAGGTTACAATTTCCTAAAACTCCTCATATGCTTATGTTCCTTCAAGAATTTAGCATGCCAGGTATTGATGTAAGAGAAGTGATCAGACCAACCCAATTTGTAGACATCAATGAAGTAGGTGAGAAGATAATTTATCAGCCTTTTACTTGTACGTTTCTTGTCGACAAAAAGCTCAAGAATTTCAAGGAAATTCACGACTGGATGAAACGTATGACGGCTTCTGGAACTATCATTGGCGAAACAGATAATGTCGTCTTAATCGTCAATAATAAAGAAATGATTAGGTTTAATGATGCTTGGCCTACAAACCTTTCAGGTCTTAGATTTATCACCAACGCATCTGATGTTCAATACCTAACATGTACTGCTACATGGAACTTTGACTACTTTGAATTTGTTTAATCTTGTTCTTCATTTGCCTACGGCATATCCACTGTTTCACAGCGTCTATAGAACTAATTTATGTTTAAGACTAGAACAAGATAATTTAGATTAGAACCATTAATGCATAAGTAATCATTCATTGGCAGTACATAGACAATTTTATTTAGTGTCAAGATTATTGTCAAGTATTTTCAGCAATAATCTTGAAATGTGGTCAAAATTTGATCAAGATACAACAACTTGATTAAAATACAAACAACATGTTATTATTCATCATTCCTGATAAAATGGAGTTGTTATGCCTACCTTAGAAGATGTTATTAATGAGTGGAAGAATGATAGTAAAATTAGCCAGACCAAAATTGGCGATGAAATCATGCGAACTCCCAACCTTCATGCAAAGTATTTGGAGTACTACATTTACTTCAAAAGTAAGCTGGCTCAGAAGGATGCAGAGTTACGAAAGATGACATACCTTCGTAAGAAGTATTATCGTGGCGAAATGACCAAAGATGAGCTTACTAAATACGGTTGGGACCAATATCAAGGACTGAAAATGAGTGGTGCTGAGTTTAATCAACATCAAGACATAGATCCTGTTCTACAACCTATCAATGAAATGATAGATATGTATAAAACTGCAGTAGTCTCCATTGAATACATTATGAAGCAGATTCAGGGCCGTGAATGGAGCTTGAAGACTCTCTTTGAATATTATAAGTATGTGTCTGGTGGTTAAATTGACCAAATTAATAGAAGATGAATATGAAGATAAGTGGTGGCGTCCATTTTCAATGCAAGATGAAAATTGTGTAACATTTGTTCTCAAGTGGCCAAAGGGGTGGTATGATAATGATGATTCAGGAAACAATCAAGTTGAAACTTGTGATCCTAACGTTGCTTATAGGTGGTATTTAGAAAAGTATATTGGTTGTCAGGGTAAATATTGGGATTGGCATATAAATGATCTAGACTCTTTAACGATTAATATACATAAATCAAAAGAAGAACATGCAAGCATCATGATTATGAAGTGGGGTTAAAGTGGAATGAATGACATGAAAACATACACAGGATTTGAACTAGGTTTTACACCTACCATGATGATAATCAAAAGTAAGAATGATGGCATTAGGAACTTTGGTTGTAAAATAAAATTTGAAAAAGATTATCCGTTGGCTGGAAGTTTGTATCCTGCAGAACTTAATGATGAACTTCGTGAATGGTTCAGTCTGATGGGTGTTGTAATATGTGATATGAACCACAATTCATTTAAGTATAAAGTGACATTTCCATCTGAAGAAACTAAGATGCTTTACATTTTGACATTTGAAGGGCACTGATGATAAGAATACAAAAATTAAATGAGACATATCTTAAAATAGATTCTTCAGATACAGGCATCCTCTATGAACTGGAGGATGCTTTCTCTTTTTATGCTGATGGCTACAAATTTCATCCCAAATATAAGATGGGTGTTTGGGATGGGAAGTTGAAATTATTTTCAGCATACAAACAAATCATCTATGCTGGGTTGATGTCTGAAGTTGTTAAGTTCTGTGATACACGTGGATATGAGTATGAATTTATTGAATCTAGTTATGGTATGCCCAGTCAAAAGGCAGAGGTTTCACCAGAAGAAATTGTCAAGTTTGTAGATTCATTGAACATTCATTCTGATGATAAGAAGTTAGATATCAGACCATATCAATATGAGGCAATTTACAAATCCATTCGAAACTTCAGACATACAGTATTATCATCCACAGGATCAGGCAAATCATTAATCATCTACTCATTAATCAGATGGATGATGCATGAGTATGAAGGATCACGTATTTTGATAGTGGTGCCTACTCAACAGTTGTGTAGGCAGATGCAAAGTGATTTTGTTGATTACAGTTCGCATAACGGATTTGATGCAATAGAAAATACTCATATTATTATGGGTGGCATTGACAAGAATGTGAAGAAGAGTATCACTGTATCAACTTGGCAGTCCCTGCAGAAAGACAAAGTGTCAAAAGAATGGCTAAACAGTTTTGATGCCATTTTAGTGGATGAGTGTCATGGTGCGAAGTCAACCCAATTGACAGGGATCATGGAGAAAGCCACTGAAGTTCAATATCGTTTAGGGTTCACTGGAACATTAGATAACATCAAAACAAACAAACTTACTATTCAAGGTCTATTTGGTGATGTTATTAGGGTTTCTGATACTAAGAAGTTGATGGAAGCAGGATACCTGAGTCAGCTAGACATTAAGTGCCTTGTCTTAAAACACGGTAAAGAAACCAATCACCTTTTTAAAACTAAAGTTGAGTATCAAAAGGAAATTGATTATCTTATTTCTCATGAGAAACGTAACAAGTTTATTCGTAACTTGGCACTGTCATTGAAAGGTAATACTCTTATTTTGTTCACTCGTGTTGAAGACCACGGTCAAAAGATTTATGATTTGTTATCAGAAAAAGCCAACGGTAAACCAATCTATTTTATTCATGGTGGAGTAGATGTTGATGACAGAGACAATGTTAGGTCTCTTGTAGAGAACAGTCAAGACGCTATCATTGTGGCATCTAGTGGTACTTTTGCTGCAGGTGTAAATATCAAAAGATTGCACAATTTGATATTTGCTGCACCAACAAAATCCATGATTAGAGTTTTGCAATCTATTGGAAGAGGATTAAGGTTGGCACATGACAAAAATCATGTAACACTGTATGATATATCAGATAGGTTGAATGCAAGCAAAAACTGGCATAATCATACTTATGACCATATGAAGAAGAGATTGGAAATCTATGTGAGTGAACAGTTTGAGTATGATATTGTTGAAATCCCATTTGGAGACTGATTATGCAAGACAAGTATTACGTACTCAAACTAAAGACAGGTGAAACATTATTTGCTGAGATTACAGAAATCATTGGTAATGAGTCCTTAACAATTGAAAACCCTTGGATTGTCAGGGAAGATGGTGAAACAGGCCAATTGTTTTCTTCCAAGTGGGTACCATACACTGACAACATAACTCAAACATTGCACATTGATATGGTATATGTTTTGCAACCCCTGAATTCAAAGTTTACTCGTTTTTACGGAAGTATGATGCTTCAGACAGAGATTAATGAACTCAAAGAAGAAATTTCATCAAACTTAAATGATCGAAAAGATTATCATGCACTATCAATTGGTGTTAATAGGATGAAGGAAATTGTTAAATCATATCAAGAGAAGTTTGGATTAGAAGAAGACATTATTGATTTTTCAAAGTTTGAAACAGCACTGGAAAATTACAAACCTACACTACACTAAGAGAGGAAGGTCACATGACAACGACGACGCCGACGACAACGACGACAACGACGAATGAAAAGAAGTTTTATGTCAGTAATAAAGAACTTTATGGACACTATGTTACTTGGAATAAAGCAATATTGGAGGCAAACGAAAAAGGTGAAGAACTTCCTGAAATGCCTAGATTCATTGCTGAATCAATCATGAAGATATGCAACAAGCTATCATATAGACCAAACTTCATTGGGTACTCTTATAGAGAAGAAATGGTTGAAGACGCAATTGAGAATTTGGTCAAAGTAGCCAAGAATTTCAATCCGGCAAAAACCAATAATCCTTTTTCATTCATTACTACCATTGCATGGAATGCCTTCCTTCGTAGAATTGAAAAAGAGCAAACTGAAAGTTATGTAAAGTTCAAGCTGATGGAAGATGTACCAGTGGATGAGATGATGAATGAAAATCATGATGATTTAGAACTAGCACAAATGCATAATAATTATGTGACATACTTACAAGAAAATTCCTTTCTACATGCAGAGTCACCTTCAGAAAGGAAAAAGAGAAAGCGTAGAGAGAAAGAAATAGATGAGATAAACCTGACTGACTTCATGGATGAAAGTGGAGTCAAAGAAAACAATGAATGATTCTGTTATGGTTGTAGGTGACTTGCATTTAGGTGCAAGAAATGCGTCAATGATTGTTGCCAACTTTCAAATCAAAGCATGGGAAGAACAGTACTTTAAACTAATCAAGAAACATAAAGTAAAAGATGTCATATTCACAGGAGATGTGTTTGACAGTCGAAAGTTTAGTAATCATGTGATATTGGCAGAATGGAAAAAGCGAGTATTTGACTATTTTCAAGAGCATAAGATTCGATGTCATATTGTTCTGGGAAATCATGACTTAGCACTGAAAAATACTACGTCTATTAATACACCATCATTGTTGTTAGGTGAATACAAAAACATTAAAGTATACGATCGACCTGAAGTTGTTGAATTTGGAGGACTATCAATTCTTATGGTTCCGTGGATATGTCTTGAGAACCATATGGAATGTGAGTTGATGATGAAGGAAGCACAGGCACTTTGGTGTCTAGGCCACTTTGAAATAGATGGGTTTGAGATGCATCGTGGACAGACTCATACTGGTGGTTTGGGTGCAGAAACATTTAAACGCTTTGAGCAGGTGTTGTCTGGCCATTTCCATACACGTAGTACAAAAGGCAATATTCGGTATGTTGGTACCCCTGCAGAGATGACATGGATTGATCATGGTGATACTAAAGGTGTACATATCCTTAACACTAAGACCCGTGATTTGGAGTTTATTCCTAATAATTTGACACTATTTACTAAACTATATTATGATGATAAAAGTAAAGATAAGGAATATATCAAGACTTTTAATACAGAGTCTTTGAAAGATACTTATGTCAAAGTCATGGTGGTCAATAAAACTGATCCTTATCAATTTGATCAGTTGATGGATAAATTGTATTTGGTCGGCTGTGCTGATCTAAAAATCATTGAAGACATGTCTGATTTAGAGTCAGACTCAGTTGAAGACGACAATATTGAGATGGAGGATACTGTCTCATTGATTGAATCATATATTGATTCTGTTGATACTGAGATGGATAAGGACATTATATACAGAATCATTGGAGGTGTTGGATTGAACTTTTTTACTGAAGTAGGATTTTCTTCTAAAGAGGAAAATTGGGCAACGCCTCTAGATATTTTTATAAAATTAGACAATGAGTTTCATTTTACTTTAGATCCATGTTGTACTGCGGAAAATGCAAAATGCAAAAAATTCTATACCAAAGAGAATGATGGGTTGACCAAAGATTGGTCAACCGAAATAGTATTTATGAATCCGCCATACGGCAAACAACAAACAAAAATATGGATGAAAAAAGCATATGAGGAATCACAAAAGGGGGCAGTTGTTGTTTGTTTAGTGCCAGCAAGAACAGACACATCTTGGTTTCATGATTATGCTTTAAAAGGCGAGGTTAGATTTATTAGAGGAAGATTGAAATTTGGTGATTCAAAACAACCAGCACCATTTCCATCAATAGTGGTGATAATGAGATCACATGAAAACATATTGGAGGTATTGGATTGATTGTATTATAATTAAATTTTCATTTGATATAAAAATATTATATTTTATATTGAAACATCAAATTTTAGTGAAAATCTTGCATAAATATAATACATGCGGTGGTTGATGGAACTGCGAATTCCATCAACCCTACCAGGAAGGTTTGGTAGTTGCCCGCATTTCTATTTATAGGAAGGTTCAATGATTCTTAAAGCATACAAGTACAGGGTATATCCAAACAAAGATCAGGTCGAGTTTCTGCACCAGAATTTCGGTGCAGTTCGTTTCGTTTGGAACCAGCTGGTGGCCAACTTTAACTCATGGTCTAAAGATGGTCCTAACCGACCTATGAATGAGAAGATATTGAAAGACAAGGAAGAATTTGATTGGTTAAATGAATCCATTAGTTATGCACTACAACAAAAACGAATGGACTTTGAAGAAACCAAGAAGCAGTACTTCAACAAGAAGCGTAAAGTTCCACTGGGAAGGATGAAATTCAAGAAGAAAGGTGTTACTCGTGACTCATTCAGAATTCCTGGACAAGCAATTGGCTTCAACAAATGCATTGATTTTGAGACTAGAAGAATCAAACTACCAAAGATGCTTCCAATGAAGATTGTTATTGACCGCAAATTTGATGGCACATTAAAGTCTGTCACCTTATCCAGAAACAAAGCAAACCAGTATTTTGTAAGTGTTTTGGTTGAAGAAGTTAAGCCAGAACCTTTACCAAATACCTATCGTGCTGTGGGTATTGATCTTGGATTGAACGATCTAGCAGTTCTCAGCAACGGCATCAAATTCACCAATCCAAGATGGTTTGTCGAAAGCCAAGACAAACTAGCAGTAGCACAACGGCATTTGTCTCGTAAGACCAAAGGAAGCAACAGATATATTCGCCAGAAACTGAAAGTAGCTAGAATCCATCAGAAGATCAGTAATCAGCGAAACTGGTTTCATCATAATCTTTCTAGTTGGTTGATAGACAACTTCGACTACATTTATATGGAAGATTTAGCAGTTGAGGAGATGAAGCAGTCTAAGTTGGCTAAATCGGTATCTGATGCTGCTTGGTCATCTCTAGTATCAATGATCAAGTACAAGTCTAGTTGGTATGGTAAAGATTTTGCGAAGGTAGATCGATACTTCGCATCTAGCCAAATTTGCTCTAGCTGTGGTCATCAAGATGGAAAGAAACATCTTTCCATAAGAACTTGGACTTGTCCTGTTTGTGGTGAAATTCATGATCGAGACATCAATGCCGCACGAAACATAGAAAAAGAAGCCTCTAGTGATTTGGTTAACTGGATCAAGAGAGGCAATCGAGAATGCTCGGCGGAATTACCCGAGTGGGACCAGTCACATGGTTCCTGGAACAGACATGGAGTAGAATTAAGTCCACCAGCTAGTATAGTGTTGGCATCCACGATGAAGTGTCCAGAAAACCCTTTTAATTGGTTTTCATAATTATTTTGTCAGTCGGTAATTCTCCTATCACTGTCAGTCTTGATTCTCATGCTTTGACATTGATAACAGGACAAAATGGGTGTGGGTAAGTCAAAATGTTGAAAGGTAAAATAAATTATGTT